CTAGAACCGCTCGGGGTGAGGACTTTGCCCCGGGCGGACTGCATACTCACTTCAGGGTTGCAACGGGTTTGGCGACTGCTCGCGCAGAAGCACGTGACACACTAGTTTTTGTTTTTCGCCGGTCATCCGGCTTGTTTTTCCCATTCAACACCTTGGCGGGACAAGGGGCGGCCTCGGGCAATGGTTTGCCTTTGGTCGCACTCATAGCATGGATAATTGGGTTGGAAACCCCGGAACTTCTAGGACTATCGCCTTTAACGCTAGTCATAGAATCCCACTCCCTACTGGCCGCAACCGAGGCGGCGGCCAGCGTGGGTGTGGGCCGAACTTTCGCTGAGCCCGTTTTAGCACACAACGCTGAAGTTTTCTGCACTTGAATTTTACAGTGGGTTGGATCTGAGAACGTATATAAGCCATTCTGCATACCATCGCCGACGGACCACCACCTGTCACTAAGCCAGGTCTTGTGTTTTACAACCCAAGACCCGAGTGGGATGTGGGCCCATTGAAGTCTCCTCCAATCAAGACTGGACGAGATGTTTTCAAGCCGGATTTGGAGGTCTAAGACATCGATTTCCAGCTCACTGGCGATGTGGCGCAGTACATTATCGTGGTCGGAGGGGTATGGGTAATATGCCCCTTCCACTCCTAAATTTCTAAACTCAACCACGCGTTCAACGCTGTAGGGCAAAACACCAGTTTTAAGCTGCCCGCTCTTGACAGCGCCCATTAGTTCGTTGAATTCCGTGGGAACAGAACGTGCCAAGAGCTCCCCAAGTTCTTTTAGCACGGGGGTGGAAGGATCCGTCACTTGAATAGCTACAGCTTTCCTAGCCATGATGATCTCCCGGCTGACTTCGAGGTCACAGGAAATGTGTATTTTGGTTAACGCACGTTTGATGTCAGAGATAGACCCCGGGTCGAGGCTAGGTGACAGGTAGGTGCGTGCGAGGAAAGTTATCGGTTGCGTAACCCCAACTACGCCTTCGACTTTGACTTTCAAATTCAAGTCCTTGCAAACCTTCTCTAGGTCCGCGGGCTCTAAGTCAAAGTTCAAACCGTCATCGCCACCATAAATGCCCAATTGTTTCCCGTTTAGGGCACAGAAGGAAACAAAAGCATTCATTTGCGAGTTTTTGACGGAGGTGGAGGGCGTCCCGGACAAGCGCATATACCCTGTATTGTAGCGTGTACCTTTGGGTAAGCGCCCGGGGATGTTATTTTCCGAGGCATGTAGTTTCTTCAATTCAGGATGATACTGTGGGGCAAAAAGGAAAAGGTCAATTTGCAGTTCAAGCTCGGCCATAAAGTCGTCAAGAGTTGAGTCCCACTGTGAGTAGTCAGTGGACATGACTTTATTGGCAGCCTGGGCTTTTCGGTGAATGCGTTCGGCAATTTCGCCCGGAGGGCCGCCAAAGGCATACCAATCTTTTGCCTTCATGACATCTGCTTGTGCTAGCGTATAACACGAGTAGATGACCTTGTGTTCCTTTGATACCGGTTGGATTAAATGCGGGTATTTCGAAGGATTGTTGCAGGGTTCGCGCTTGATGAACCCCTTAACATGGTTGAAACTATGACCGAGATCATCAATGACCTCGTCGTAGTCAACAACCTGTTGGGGCTTATTCATGCGCTCCCTAACTTCTTCAAACTCAAGAGGAGAGAGAAGGTGCTCCCATTGCCCAAACTCTTGTTGCAAGAACTTGTGCATAAGGTTAGCATATTTCCGGCGCTGTATGCGCGGCAATTTACGCCGTTCTTTTCTTCCTTCATCAACTCTTGTGGAAACTACCATCTTCTCGCATGCGGCCGTATTATTTTGCACGACGGCCGTCCCCACCAGTGCTTTGCCTATTGTTTGTGCTTGCTTGTTGCTAACATCATCTGGATTGTCCGGGTTTGTTGCTAACACCGCATCATCATCAGGTTCATTAAGCTCTGGATAGATGAGGGCGGCATTCCCGGCCTTGTGTTGTGGTCCATTGTGGCGTCGGGTGGCAATGAACTTGCCGCCCGTAGCCACCATCATTAAATGGAGGTTTCTGGAAACGGCATGTCTCTCCTGTGCAGGAATGTGCTGCAGCACCAAATCACA